GCGGTGCGCCCTTGGGCGGTGCGCCCTTGGGCGGTGCGCCCTTCGCGCCAGGGGGCGCCGCCGGCACAATCTTGGCCTGCTCCTTCATCGTCTCCAGCGCCCGGGCCTGCTTCTCAGCCTGCTCCGCCTCGGTGGCGTCGATGATGTCCTCGACGGTGGTGCCTTCCTCCAGCCATTCGCCGCGGATCAACCGGTCGAGAATCGTCTGCTTGTCCAGCACACCCTCCATGTGGGCCCGCAACAGCTTGTCCACTTCCTCCGGCGTCAGCTTCACGTGATCGAAGTCGTCGTCGATCACCACCTGCGGCGCCTCGACGCCGGCATAGTCCGCCACCCAGCCGAGGGCCTGCTGCAACGTCTTCTCCAGGTCGCGGGAGATCCCGGCCAACATGCTGTTCGACTCTGCCCGGTCCAGGCTCTTGGCCAGCCCGCTCTCCTGGAAGTCCTGCTGGCGCGCCAGGGTGCTGATCCCCAGCTGGGTGATCTGATCCGCGATCGACCCCAGCTCCGTTTGCAGGGCGTCAAAGCTGCTGCCGCTGGTCTCGATGTACCGGCCGTCACCGCCGATCGGGAGCTTGATGGCGTTGTTCACCGACAGCGCCACGTCCTCGTCGTCCTCGTCGAAGCCCATCAGCGCCAGGATCGGCTGGGCAGCCACCACCAGGGCCATCGTCAGGTCGGTGCGGCGCTGGTAGTGGGTGATATTCAGCTCGGCGCAGTCCAGCAGCGGCGGCCGGCTGGTGAGGCAGCCCACCTTGCCGGCATAGGTGGTCGCCAGGGGGATCTCGCCCAGCTGCAGCGCGCCGCCGGCCGCCAGTTCCCAGCCGGTGGTGCTCACGCTCTGCTCCCAAAGCTCATAGCGGTCGGGCCACAGCACCCGCACCCGCTCCACCACCTCCAGCCCGTAGGCGCCCTTGGGGGCCTCCACGGTCTCGCGGATCCGCACCTGCTGCAGCTTGCCGAAGCCCACCCGGGGATCCTGCCGGCGGCCGATCGTGGCCCAGGGCGGGATCATCAGCAGATACGGCGAGCTGGCAACGCTGCGCTCCTCCTGCAGCGTGCGGGCGTCCACCTTGGGGTAGTCCACCAGGGCGGAGGCGTGGCCGTAGCCGATGCTGACCGCCAGCAACGTCTTGGCGAAGTCGTCGAGGGTGGTGCCGCAGCGGTCCACGTTGTTGCGCCAGTCGTCCCAGAACTCCTCGGTGCCGCCTTCCAGGTGGATCGGCTTGCGGAGGATCAGGCCCACGGAGCCGCGGATCAGCCGCGAGAGGTAAGGGGTGTAGGAGGACAGCAGCACCCGCAGGGCGTAGCTGTCGTCACGCTCGCGGGGGAACTGGGGCAGAAAGACGGCGTGATAGCGGCGCAGGTGGCGGATGCCCTCCAGGTTGGCCGCGATGATGCGCCAGAGGGACTCCTGCGCGAACCAGACGCCGTCCGGATGGTTGACGTCCTCGGGCGCCGGGCTGGTGCCGAGGCCCTGGCCGATCGTGGCTGCCGGGTTGAGCGTAGACAGCGTCAGCGGATCGACCGTGGCCATGGGCACGTCGCAGTGCCCCTCAGGTTACTGGGCATCAGATGACGCGCAGGCTGGAGCCACCGACGTCATAAGGCTTGAGCCGGTTGCAAGCGCTGAGCACCAGATACCCCAAGGCGTCCGTCCAGTGCTCGATATTCGGCACCTTGTCAATGACAAACTCTTCCGAACCTTCCTTGAAACAAACACCACGAAGTGCCTTGATTGTTTTCTTGCAGCTCGGATGAATGGTGTAGCTGATGTCACCGGCAGCGCTGCGGATCAGGCAGTTGGTGGCGTTCACCTTGTCCTTAACGCCCCATGGTGCGGTCGGGGACACCACCTTGAGGCCGTGCTTGCGCAAGAGCTTGTGATCCGTCATGCCGCTGCTGGCGCTGGTCTTGCGGGCGTTGCCTGTGGGGTCTGGGTAGACGATCACCTTGCGGCCCTGGAACCGTTCAGCCAGATACCTGCCCACCTCGTCGGTGTTGCTGTTCGGCATGTCGATCTCGCCCCACTGCTCGATGCCCTTGGGGGTGCGGCGGCAGAGGGTGCCAGCCATGACGCTGACGTTGAAATCCAGGCCCACCAGCACGTCGCCGCCATCATCCAGGGCGTCCTTGCTGATGTTGGCGTCGGAGAAGTCGTAGTAGACCCGCCCTGCAGCGGACTCAAAGCTGGCCAGGTACTCCTGGCGGAAGGTGCGGGCATCCAGGTCGCGCCGGGCCGCCTCGATCTCCTTTTCGGGCACCCGGCCACCGTCCAGGGTGGTGCGGCTGAACCGGGACCATTCGGGGTCGTCCTCGACTTTCTCCCACAGTTCGTGGAAGTGATTGAAGCCCTTGGGGGTGGTGATGTGCCAGCAGGGTCCTTGCTGATCGGAGAGCGCCGGGCGGATGACCTCCGTCCAGGCTTCAGGCTTGGTGAAGGCGGCCTCATCAATGACACACCCGCTCAGGCTGTCGCCCCGCAGGCTGTCCGGCTGATCAGCACCCATCAGGCTGATGGTGGCGCCGTTGACCAGCGTGATGATGAGGTCGCCGTTGTTGATGTGCGCAACAGCAGCAGGATGCAGGAGCTTTTTAAGGGCTTTCCAAGCGATCCGTTTCGCGGCCTTATAGGTGCTGGTGACGTACCAGAAGTTTCCGTAGGGTAACTCCATGGCCCAGGTGATCAGGCGGCAGCAGGCCAGGTAGGTCTTGCCGAAGCGGCGGCCACAGCAGAGCAGCACATAACGGGTTGTGCTTTCATAAATCTCTGTCTGCGCCACGCCGAACGACGTGGTGATGGGGCGAATGTAGTTCGCCGCATCCAACAACACCGGCTGATGAACCGCAGGCTGCAGGATTGTGCCGCTGCCGGCATACAGGAGGATGCTCATTTCTGCTGAACGCCGAGGCCCACGATTCGGGCCATGGTGTTGTAGCAACCGAGCACCGTGGAAAGGTTCTGCTGAGCCCGAGCTTCCTTGGCCAGCTGCCCCAGCTGGCCGAGCAGCTCAGCGGCGAACTGCTCGCGCTGCTGATCCCAGTCCTTGTAGATGACCGCCTTGGCCTTGCCGATGATGGTGTCGATGTGGCGGGCGCTGGTGCCAGGCTCACCAAGCCAGTGAACCCTGGCGTAGGTCTGCAGCTCCGAGCGGGTGGCCCCTCGGAGCAGCAGGCGGACGAAGGTGTGGACCCGTTGCCCCATCACGATCGCTGTGACCTTCGGGCGGCTGGTGGGCACAGGCGGACGGCTGCCGGGCCGCTTGCGGGGCTCCTTGGGGCTGCTGCGATCGCCGACCTTGGCCTTGATCATGGATACGGTTGGAATCCGGCGAGTGCATAGAAGACGTGACTGTTACGGTAGCCGCCTTCCTGGGTGGGCACGATTGGAGTCACGCCATGCAGGTTCTGCCAGGCGGGGTAGACGAGGATACTGCCATCCACCTGCTGAAAGGTGGTGTCGTAGTCGGGGACGAACAGGTTGCCGCCGGTGCTGTTGCGACGCTTGCAAATGATGACATTCACGCACCCTCGCAAGTTGAACTTGTCAATGTGGATGGGTGCAGCGATGTTGAAGTTGGAGATAGAGGAGGTGAAGTGCTCGCCGAATCGCCACTTCTCTGGCACGTTCTCCTGGATCGCTTCCGTGTGACGCTTATAGATTTCCGGCGAAACCTCTGCGATCAATGCGGCTGATTCTACAGCGGCGGCATACATTGCACGGCGGAACCGCTGCGCGCTCTTTACATCGTAGATGGCGCTGCGGTTGGGATAGGGGCGGCGCATCTTGGCGTTCGGCGCGATGCTACCGCAGGTGACAGAATACTGGGTGACGATTTCATACTTGAACGTTCCATTCTTGTTCCGCTTGCCATTAACGCCTCGCTTACGATCCATCCGCTGCTTCGGTACTCGCGGACTGTTGATTTCACACTCAACAATCGCCATCAGCTTGGCCAGCCTTTCGGGTGGCTTGAGAATAAAGAAACCGACCGGAGAATTGCCCTCATCAACGAACAGGGAATCCTCCGTCAGATTCGCCGGACGCTCCAATGGCTTGTCACCAAACTTGAAGCCATGCGGCACCTTGTGGAGTACGACTGTTTTCATTTCAGCAAGTCATACTCCGGCAGAAGATGCAGCGGCCTGGCACCATAGGCTTTCGCCATTCTCGTCACCCTGGTATTCATTCCTTTCAGCCATGTAGACGACTGCGTGTCGTTGCGGGCCTTGTGGTTCTGGGCCAGCTGCTCAGCACTGGGCTGCAGCAGATACAGCTCCAGCCTGGCCAAGCGCTGAATCGCCGCCAGGTTCGGGTCGTTCATCAGGCGCTCACCCTCTGCCCAGATGGCGGTGATGGGCGGGCAGCGATCATCCAGCGAGGCCAGCCAGCCGCGGAAGTGTGGGCCGATGTCCCGCGGCAGGGTGTCCAGGCCTGGGTAGGGGTGGCCCTCGTCGTAGCGGCCCAGCACCAGCTGACCATCCGCGTGGCTGCTGTAGCGGAGCCCCTTGCCAGTTCGGCGACGTTCGTAGGGCCCTAGCTGCGCGATCACCTTGCGCATGAAGGTGGACTTTCCGGCCGCTGGTGGGCCGATGACGTAGACGAATCGCATCAGAGCAGCTTGCCGGCTTCCAGGATGGAGGGCAGCACCACACGGCCGACATTCATGCCAGCCTTGCGCATAGCGGAACAGGCATCATAGGCGGCCCTGTAATCCTCAGGGTCAAACTCAATCTGAATAGCGTGCTTCACGTCATCGTAATCGCCGGTGCCGTCATTATCCAGCTCCTCCTCCATGTCCCTATCGGTGTCCTCCATGAAATCCGGCATGGTTTCGTAGCCCATGTCCGTGATGTCGAAGCCTTCTTCCAGCAAGGATTCCAGCTCGGCTTTCAGTACAGAATCATCCCAGGTGCTATTGAGTGCGATCTTGTTATCAGCGATCAGGTAGGCGCGGCGCTCTGCTGGCGTCAGGTGCCCCAGCACCACGCACGGCACCTGCGGCAGGTTCAGCAGCTGCGCAGCGGCAAGGCGCGCATGGCCCGCAACGATCACGTCTTCCTCATCCAGAAGGATCGGATTGTTGAAGCCGTAGCGCTCGATGCTGGCGGCCACCTGCTGAATCTGGGCCTCGGAGTGCATCCGGCTGTTGTTCGTGTACGGGGTAAGGGTGCCAGGGGCACGGAACACGATCTCGTCGGCAAACCCTGGCAGAGCCTGAGGAGCTTTCTTCGACATGCAGCGCAGCAGGACAGCAAGGTGCGATCACTGTAGGTGCACCTCATGGCCCTCCAGGGGCGTCACGGTGCAGAACAGGCCCGGCGCT